ACTGCTATTGATACAAGAGCAGTTGTAATGACAAATGCACCTACAGCTTCAGTTATGACTCTTGTGTCAGATAGAGATAGACATTTGTTTCATATAGGAACAGAGGAAACTATAGGTAATACAGACACACAGAATAAAATGTTTGTTCGATTTTCAAACCAAGAAGACTTCAATACTTATACTCCAACCGCAACAAATACTGCAGGAACATTTTTACTTGATCAAGGAAACGAAATTATATCTGCTGTTCAAGGTAAAGATTATGTGTTGGTTTTAACTGATCAAGCAGCTTATGTAATTCAATTTGTTGGACCCCCTTTTACTTTTTCACTTAGACAAGTTGGTTCTAACTGTGGGTGTTTATCACAACACACTTTGGTATACTCACAAGGAGCTGTATATTGGATGGGTTTTGGTGGAGGTTTTTTTAAATTTGATGGAACAGTAAAACAATTAGGATCACTTGTAGAAGATTTTGTATTTACAACTGGAAATTCTAATTTAGGTATAAACTATGAAGCTAGTAAAATTGCTTATGGTGAACACAACAGTTTATACAATGAAATATTTTGGTTTTATCCAAAAGCAGGATCATCTCAAATTGATAGAGTAGTAACCTATAACTATGTAGAAAATACTTGGTCAACAGGATCTTTATCTAGAACAAGTTATCAAGACAATCATACTTATTCATTGCCTTATGCTACTGAATTTTTAGCAAGCACTGTACCTTCTTTCCCAGTTATTAATGGTGCATCAAATACATACGGAGCAACAAGATTTTGGGCACATGAGACAGGCACTAATGCTGTTCTTGCTGATTCTACATCGTTTGCTATAAGTTCTTATGTAATATCGGGTGATTATGATTTAGACATACAACAAGGTTTAAATGGAGCTGGTGAAAATATAATGCGAGTATCTAGATTTATACCTGATTTTAAAAATTTACAAGGTAATGCAAAAGTTACTTTAAGATTTAGAAACTATCCAGCATCATCTGAAACAAGTGATAATAATTATCCTTTAGTTACAGGACCTTTTAATATTAATACTACAACTGAATTTAAAAGCACAAGAGTTAGAGGAAGACAAGTAAGTTTAAAAATTGAAAATGATGGCAAAGACCAATCGTGGAGATATGGCACTTTAAGATTAGATATTCATGCTGGAGGTAGAAGATAATGGGTACAATTACTCCTGTGTTTCCACATCCTTCTGAAGACTATACTTCAGATAATCAAAAACAACTTATAGAAGCTTTAGACACAATGAAAAATCAGCTTAATTTTGGTTACAAACAAGACATACGAAATGAGGAGGACCAGAAAAACTGGTTTCTTAGTTAATGGCAAATTTTTATAAAAGCGAAACTTTTAATTTAACAACAACTAATTTGACAACTGTGTTAACTATTAACACATCATCTGTTGCGATAGTTAAAGCAGTTCAAGCTAGTCATGCAACAGCTAGTAATGTAGATGTAGATCTATTTCTTAAGAAATTTGGTGGTTCTGATGTGGAGATATCACATGCACAGTTAAACAAATCTTCTATAAATTTAGCTAAAGATATAATAAATCTAGAAGAAGGTGATATATTAAAAGCAAAAGCAGGTACCGCTAATGAGATCACTGGACAAGTAAGTTATCTTCTGATAGATAGATCACAAGAAAATGGATAAAGAAATACCAGAAATAGAAACGACAACAAAACAAACTTTTAGAAGTAAGTCTACGGGTAAATCTTATGATAGCAAAGAATTGTTTTTAGAAAATCATTCTATCGAAGATTTAGCTACAGATACTACTGTTACTGTAACAAATAAAGGATTAGAGTTGTTACAAAAAGTAATGGGCAGAAAGTAATTTATGCAAGCACCGCGAGGTGGTACTGAGTTACAGTTTGAATATTTAAAAAAGCATGTTGATGAAAGTCTTTTAGATAAAGTTCAAATAACAACTTCAGTTCCAGAGAAGATTCCGTTACATCCAACAAAACCAAACATACTTTGGCAGAAAAATTCTTATGATCAACCTAATTTAAGACCTTGGTTTTTAGATAAAAACAATCACAAAAAATATGATTGGTATATATTTAACTCACATTGGAATTATGAACAATTTAGAAGAGAGTTTAACGTACCAACAGAAAAATGTTTAGTAATTAAAAATGGAATAGATAATATTAAACCTAGACTTTTTCAAAAAAAAGATAAAAAAGTAAAATTAATTTTTCATCCTACACCTTGGAGAGGATTAAATGTAATGTTAGCAACTATGCAACTTATAAAAAATCCTAATATAGAATTAGATGTTTATTCTTCCTGTGAAGTATATGGCACAGCATTCAAACAAATGAATGATAAACATTATGAAGAATTATATGCTCAAGCTAAACAGCTACCGAATGTTAATTATATTGGATATAAACCAAATGAATATATAAAAGAAAATTTACATAAATACGATATGTTTGTTTATCCTAATATTTGGGAAGAAACTTTTTGTATATCTGCAATAGAAGCTATGGCAGCTGGTTTATATATTATTACTACAGACTTTGGAGCTTTGTATGAAACTTGTGCAGAGTTTTCAACATACGTTCCTTATCAAGCTAATCATTTAAATCTAGCAGCTAACTTTGCTTTTGCTGTTGAAAACGCAGCACCTAATTTAAATAATCCTGGGATTCAAAAACATTTAAGTTTTCAAGTAGATTATGTAAATCAATATTATAATTGGACTAAAATAGGTATGGCTTGGACTAATTTTTTAAAAGGAATAATAAATGCAAAATAATACACCCATATGGATTAACCAACCTGTTAATAAAAAAGTTTCTATTTTTATAGCAACACCTTGTCATTCTGAATGTTCTATTCACTACACTCAATCACTTTTAAAGTTTCAACAAGTTTGTCTTGGTCAAGGTATTCTAGTTAGTTTTACGTTGTTAAAATCTTCTTTAGTTACTCAAGGTAGAAATCTTTGTGTTTCTAATTTTTTAGAAGAATGTGATAAACATCCTTATACTCATTTTTTATTTATAGATTCTGATGTTGAATTTAAACCAGAAACAATATTTAAAATGATAGAAAAAGATGTGGACGTTATTGCTGCTCCTTATCCAATGAAAACTATTGATTGGAATAAAGTAGAAAAAAGAAAACAACCTAATATGACTGGAGAACAACTTTCTAGATTAGGTTTTATTTGGCCTATAAAAATAGAAGGTAGTAATCAAATAAAAGTTAAAGAAGGAGTTGCTGAAGTATCCCACGCTCCAACAGGATGTATGTTAATTAAGAAAAATGTATTTCATAGAATGATAAAGGCTTACCCTAATTTAGAAATTAAACAACCTACGATTATTAACGGAGAAGAAGTTCCAAGACCTTATTTTTACAATTTTTTTGATACCTATCATGAGCCTGAAACGAAGAGATATTATGGTGAGGACTTTGGCTTCTGTAAAAGATGGACAGCAATAGGTGGTAAATGCCATTTATATGTGTTAGATGAAATTTCTCACGTAGGGGAGTATCAATTTAAGGGTAAGTTGATAGATGACCTTACGCTTGATTTAAAAAAGATTGACGACAAACAAAAAATTAAGTAAAGTGGGCGTTCCAGGATTCAAAGCCTGCCTAATATTTAGCTAAATTATGACAATATCAAGAGGACAGATGAATAGACAATTATACATGGGCGGTGGTATTATGAATGCAATGCCAAGAGAACAATATGGTTTGGGAAGTTCACTTAAAAAAGCAGTAAAGTCAGTAGGAAGAACAATTAAAAAAGTTGCAGATCCTATTGCACAAATAGCTGCTGTAGTTCCAAATCCTTATCAACCATACGCACAAGCATACACTGGTATGAGAGCCTCTGGTGTTGGTGGAGATTACAAAGGATTACAAGTAGGTAATTTTACTCCAGGTGCCTATGGTGGAAAATACGGATCAAATCCTTTTACAGCTGGAAACATGGGACAATCAGGTTCAATATTTCAAACAGGCGGATATTCAACACCAACAATTCAAGATATAGCGATGCAAGCGATGAATTCTCTTCCTGAATTTGAGGGCTTAGAAGAAAAGGATGTTTGGAATAAAGATATTAATTTGGGAAAAACTGGAAGAAAACACGATGGAATTCTAGGCACAATTACAGGCACTATAGACACTT